TTGAAGTTCAGGTATCCGATATAGGCGATATTATGCCCATGCGTCCTATCTTTAAATGGGATATGCCCGACATCTACACCGTTCGGGATAACACGGATATTTGAAACCATTTTCTCAATTTTCGGGACTTGCTCTAACACCAGGTCTTTGATGTGATCGGCAACAAATATCAGAGCATCAACCCGTTCATAGTTGATGTATTTGATGTAAGGAAGGAAAGCCTCATAAGAGTGAATTCTGAGGATCACGTTTCTTTGATTGAGAAGGCCGGCGTCAGTTGTAAGGTGCATGGCAAGCTCGTTGCCCCACTCTATCCAAACGGTATCAGACCATAAGACGGCATCCACAATCTTTTGGTCATCCGGTTCATAGACGGTTTTAACCTGGTAGCCCCGGCCCTCAAGCCCTTTGGCAACCGGCAACATGAAGTTTTCAAGACCTGGCGTACTTATAAACGATATTTTTTTCATCGTTCCTTTTTCTCCCGTAATTAAAGGTTACTAAGCCCCGTATGTGTCCATAGCGAATGGCTGACAACGGTATCTAATTTCAAATTCTATTAATGCTCCGCACCATGGAGCCTGCCCTTCTCCAATTTCATAACTCACTGATCGTAGCGCAATATCTGATACAGTATCTGTCAACTCATAGTCTGGCGTGTCCGATACCTTCGGAGCAGAGTCTTTCCTTACAATCGCTGTCACAACATCAGAAGCAAGTTCATTGACTACATCCAAGAAATCATCGTCTCTGGTAAGGCTGTGTATCTCTACAAATACAGATAAAGAGCGGTTATCGTCATCATAGACCGTCCGCTCATTCTGGAATCCTGTGGACCAGTAATTTATTGCCGGAAGGTCGTACCCTTTGAACGGCTTTAAACGACCCCTGGATACAGCCTTGACGGTATTGTGGTAGCCGTTTGCAGTTGTAATGTTCGCCAGCCGAAGGCCGATCTCAGTCAATATGGTTGTTACTGCTGGAGTGGTCATTCTTCCTCCCCTATCATTTCTCGTAGTCCTGCCAGCAATGTCGGTATTTCGGCTTCAGCGGCATCTCGCATGCCCAATCTTTCTTTTAATGTCACACTTTTCACCAAAACGAACATAAGCTTATCACCTTTGAAAACAAACCACTTCCCCGACTTCGCTTTTCGTATATGCCCCATACCACTATTGAAAACTTCCCGCGCTGACTCTCTCATAACTCCGGCGGGTGTTAAATTGTCTGCTATGGGTATGTTTAAATATGGTCCACCAGGAACTTTCAAGTATTTATCAATAGCTGTAACAACCCCGCCATACTCTTGAATTGGTGCATACTTGACTTCATTTGCCCCTGCTCCTTGTGCTGAATATACGGAGGCATGGAGGTCTTTTAAACTTGTTCCCGATACCTGTTGCTGAATGCTTCTGCGTAATGCCCCCGTTCTGGTATTGAGATTGCGAAAGGCCTTAACCTCATTTGCAGCATTCAAAACGGCCTTCTGGAATACCTTCTTAGCCCCTTGAAAAGCCTCTTCTGGAAATCTCGCAAGATAAGTTTGGATTTCATCTACACCACTTACATCAACTGAAAAGGCCATCTACCACCTCAACGGGTGTTTATAATTATCAAGTATCCGTTTGACTTCTGATAACAACCCCAATGCAGGTCTTGATACGGAACCGCCCACAGTACTCACCGATTCTGCTCCTATCTGATCCTTACTCTGGAACTCGTAAGCAATCTGAAGTAATGCTGCTCGATTTAGATCCGCAGGTACAGTAGTCAATCCACCAGTATAAGTGATGACTATTTTCCCATTCTGTATGCCAGAAAACAGTCGTAAACCATAACCAGTAATCTCAAAATCAGAGTCTTCTGTATATGTTTCAGAATCCCCAGCGATAGTTACCGCAACTGAGGCTACAGAACTAATAGGTAATGCAGGAAGACTGATCATATACAAAGAAAATTTGTTGATATACTGCGTGACCGTCCGGGCTATCGGATCGAACAATCTCCCCGTGTAGGCCTCAAATGCCCCGGTAACTGAGTCCCTAATAACTTCAAGAGATGGATAACCAGTTATTGTTACATCTTCGAGACTCAGAAGATTTTGTAAATCAGAGTAGCTCACGAGTTCGATTGTCATGACACCAACTCCCACTCTTTGCTGAACCTTCGTGAACGGATCGATGGTCCATCATTAAAAGTGATCCAGCCATAATGAACTTTGGTTACCATCATCTCTTCGCCAGTCTTTTTATTTCTTACTACATCTCCAACGGAGATCTCTCCTGGCTGCTCCTTCTGTTTCTCTACAGTTTCTTGCGGTCTGATCTTAACTGATGGTTCTTGCGGCTGCTCCCTATCAGATGGCTCAGGAGTGATCTTCCTTCTGATGATCGGTTTAATTTTCACCTCATTTGTATACACTGCACAACCCATCTCATCTACAAAAACCTTGGCCAGCTCCTTCATAATTGTATATTCTTTGCCCGCCTCAAATTTAACTGTAACATTGCCATGCTCCGAGCCCATCGTAGCAGTGTGCATCTTTACTGTTACTTTTTCCATAATGCCCCCTCCCGTAATCTACTTTAAAGTACCAGAGATAGATGGCGGAGGAAACTCCAATCTACCCTGGTACTGTGAAAAGCCATAAGCAGAGAAAAGTGGGCGGCTATACTCTGCTCATGACTGTCTAAGCCGACACGCTTCTAAGAGGCCCGACAATGTTGACAATCCCATTCACAACTGCATCCGTAGCAACAGTAATAAATGCTCTGGAATACCTGCCAAGAGGATTCGGCACATCAAGAACAGCAATGTCAGACGCGCTACCGTCCGTAAGAGTCGTGGTATAATCGTTCCCAGAACTTCCATCATCATCCGTCCACGTAGTATCATCATCGGAGTATTGCAGCTTCATGGTGATTCTGGCGCCAGAACCAAATGCACCAGTATTGAGAATGAAAGCCGCACAAGGCCCGACAGCATGGTCAACGGACGCACCTGCATCCGTACCAGCAGCGACAGATACCGGAGCGAGTCCCTGAGTAATCGTATAATTTTCATCAATGTTCATTTTCATGGTCAATTCTCCTTTCCCGATTGAAAGCCATGGAAAAACGCACGGGAGAAGCGTTCTTGTCAGGGGCTACCCTATCCATGGCATATTGTTTACCCCTTAATGTCCAAAAGCACTTTGGGAGGGTCTGCATAAAAAGCCAAGGCTGATCCTGCACTCTCGATCACAGAACTTGTCACTTTAATGATCAAGACATCCCCGGCAACCAACCCGGTTGCGGTAACTGTAAAATCCTTGTCATACCAAGTTGACTTTGCTGCAAAAGTTTGAGCAGCGGTCGCGCATATATCTGACCCAACAGCTCCATCAGCTTGCTCATAAACTTCTACATCAATCGTTGATGCGTTATCCGTACCGGCTCCATCAATCTTGCAATGTAGACGTATTTTGACTTCCCCTGCTGCAACATATTCAGGAGGTAACACAAACTGAATATAACCTACGCTCGCCTCTGTCTCACTGATAGACTCTTCGCCTTGCAACTCGATTGTGTTTGTTCCGAGCGCAAGAAAGAAGTCCCCATCAGTTTCAGATACAGCCAGAGCCGCTCCATCCGCCGCCATGATTTGATTAATTGGAATGCCGTATGCTTGCAAAGCATTCTCTACCAGGTCAGCCCTGCTAATTGCCCCAGCGGCAGTTTGAGCTGCGGTTGACATTACGAAATAGGCATTCCCACCGGCGTCCGGGATAGTGTACGTCCTTGCCGCCGCCTGACTTGCATTGACAAGCGTTGTGGTCGTGTTCCCGGCACTATCTGATGCTGCAATCGACAACTTACCCTTGCTTTCAGTTGTCGGGAATACATCCACCGTTCCCGGGGTCCCGCTTGCACCAGCGTCAATATTTGTCGCATTTACCGTGACAATGTTTCCAGTTGTGGCCCCGATAGTGGTAATGGTTGCAATTTCTTTACCCGCATCCAGAACCAGAGCCTTACTTGCCGTAGCGGTTCCTGCTGTAACATCCACATAATTCAACTCTGCCGCCGTGGAGGTCACAAGCACGTCATTCAGATAGAGTGCCTGTGTCTTTACCCATGGCTGGTTATAATCGGCAATCAACCAGCCTGCTGAAAACAGGATAAACAGAAAAGCCGATACCCCTATGATCTTCTTATGTCTCATTTTGCTCCTCCTTACGATGTAGCAATCTTGATTGGGCAGAATGCCTCAGCAAGCGTTACTTTCCCTCCGACTCTTTTCTTGATCACAAAAGCCGTCTGATCATATTCGGCATACCGCTCATCCAATCTTTTCACAGACAGACCTGCACGATCACGAATCTTATAACCGGACATAAAGTCACCAAATACGATCGGATATGCGTTCGCACCGATATCCGGTAAACCTTCAGGATTCACCACCGGTCGACCCAAAATGGTAGCAGGAGTGCCAGCCGCTACAGAAGGACTCCAGTAGTAGTTTCCATTACCATCTTTCAGCTTACGGACTACCTCTTCTGTATTGGAGTTCATGGCCCAAGTCCCATTCCGACGATACACTTTCTTAACTCCATAATAGGCTTCCGTGATGACATCAAACCCATTATGGGTAGCATCCGAAAGAGCAGCAGTGACTCCTGAATACACATACCGAGCAAGCACAGCAGAGTTAGCTACAACACCCTGTGGGGAATCGTCACCAGCAGCAGCTGCAAAAGCATCGTCCTCTGCTTCGGCCATTGCCCTACTGAAAGCTGCCGTCATCTCAGATACGATGTTAGCTTCTGCATCATCCAGAGTGTTGTTGGAAATCAACGTAAGAGCCCGACAATCGTAAATCTGTATCCGCTCACCACCTGTACTCAAATCTTGAGCAGTGATTGCAATAGACTGCCGACCCCAAGCCACCGTAGGTTTGGACAGAGCACCAAGGACCACCAAATCCCTCCCAGTAGTCCCTACCTGACAGAGAGGCCGTAGCTCAGCCATATCATAAGCGGCCATGATGATTCCTGACTCAAATGTGGGAGGAATAAGGAATCCACCATCCGCATCTGATGTCCCAGCGAGAGCACGCTTCTCATCCGCCGTAAGAGTCTGCGGAGCATCCTCACTGAACCCATACCGTATCCACTTTTCAAAGGCCCGCGTTTGCAGGACTTCTTCTGCCGACTGCTCGGGTCTCTCCGAATTGTAATGAGGACGATTCGCTCGTTTCTCGATCTCATCAATCCTGGTCTTCAGCTCTGTAATTGCTGAATTAGTGGTATCCACAATTGCACGCGTCTCTGCCGTAGCTTCCCCATTCCTGGTCTCAGCTTCTTTGATGGCTTTGTCATTGTATTCTTTCAAAGTCTCAAAGGTCTTTACAACTTCCTCTCTCAATTCTTTAATATCAGCCATTTTGTTATTCTCCTATACTAATTGTTCCCGTAGTTTTCTAATCTCAGAGATGGTGGAGTTTCCTTCCTCATTGTCATCAACCGGCTCTGTTTTTGGTGGTGTGAACAAGAGGGCTTGAAATCTCGTTTTTTCAGCATCACTGAATCCACCGCGTCGGAGTTCTTCACAGAACCCTTGAACGGCTTTTACTCTTGCCACGTGGTGAGCTGTCTGCACTTCCTGTGACAGCTCGGCCAGTTTGCCTCTGGATTCAATAGGCAGCAACTTCCCCATTCTCAAATCCATCAGCTCTATTAGTTTAAATGAAGTGTCTTTTGCGAGTCCTTCCAGATCACCTCTGCTGTGCTCAAATAAAGCGGCAGCGATTTCGTTCGTTGTGGGCAACTTCCTTTCACCACTGAAGAATCGGGTGATGTAATTAGTTGCCCATTCCAAGTAAGTAGAATGAAATGTTTCAAGTGCTTTATCAAGCTGAGGGACAATCATATCCGCAGACTCTTTCATAGAGTTTTCCCACCAAATATCGTTGAGGGTAGACCATAATGAAGAAGACAGGAACTCACCTTCGTTACGTAACTTATTGTCCATCAGGGTCTCATCAAAGTCTACCGCACGCTCTTCTGTGTCTACCTTATCTTGCAACTCTTCAGATAAGGTTTCAATCTGGTTCTCCATCTCTTCTGAATCCGCTTCGATGGTTACAAGCCCTCTCTCTTCAGGTCGATCTATCACGGTAGTTTCAAACTCCTCATCACCAGCTCGAATAGACCTGACGGAGACTACAGTCGCAGCTTCATTCGCTGGGAAGATAACTGGACTCACTTCCATCACTCGCACTTCTGAAATGTGTCGAACCCGATCAACCACCTTGTCCTTGATCGTATTGAACCCAAATGAAAAGGACTCTACATCACCTGCCCTAAGGTGAGCATAGGCATCTTTGCCTCTGGTTGTTTCCAAATTGATCTGACATCTCACCCACGGCCCATATTGATCTTCTCTTGACTCGATCACTTTACCTATCAACTCATCGTGATCCCACAACATCTTGATCTTACCGGTTCGTTCTTGAAAAGTTTTCTTGAAAGCCCCCTCTTGGAATGTGGATCGGTATGCGTCCACAGTATTCCACTTAGTAAGATACGCTTCAATAATGCCTTCCTCTGTAATGCTCCTGATCTCACCAATACTCCTGACTTCAAGATCCGTAGCAGTGGACTTCTTCTCCATCTGTTCCTTTGCCATGTCTAAAATCCCTCCGGCTGCTTTGAATATGGACAAAGCTCCTGTCTGGGCACTGCGAGTCCGTATCGCTCTCAATGCTGACAGATAGACCTTACCATTTTTACCAAACGGATACTTGAATCTGGCCTTAGTTTTTTTAGCAGCAGAAGTATCCTCACCAAGATGCCAACGGCTATACTCAGACCAATTGTCACCATCCTTACCACCAAGCAACTTATTACCATCGCCTGCACTGAAAGACCAAGATCCAGTGGAAATATCACCGGCTTTAATCCTGGCTTTCACATTCAATTCACCTTGTTTGTAAACCTGTATGGTCATCGTTTTTATCCTAACCTATACCCTTATATAACTTCCTTATAGTCGTCGATTCTCATGGACCTCAGATGGTTTAAAACGAGTGTTTGGAGCTGATCTTGAACAGGGTGAACCATAGTTTATTACACTACTACTCAACTCACAGTTGGTAAACTGAATATCATCCTCATGTAATTCGTTCCTGATCTGAGTAACCCATATATTTTGATCTGCCTTTGCAATGAACTATTCTCCAACAACTAATCACCCGGGTCCGGATCTGGATCATCAAAAAGTTTTGGTTCAACTATATTAAAATTTTCGTCGACCCTGTCTATGGAGTTCAACCACTCTTTGAATCTGTCCTCGCTGGCTTTTCTTTCGGCCGTCATGTTGTAATCTATAGTGGCCATGATCAAATAAAGCCTCCGATGATGTCCCACACTCTCGGGTCAATGTAATTGTCTCTTGCCATCGTCGGACCATTGTGAAGAAACTCACTAACTATCGTAGAAACCTCCATTATTATCTTCTTTCTCTCAGCCTCTGTATACACCTTACCTGAATACTTCTGAAGCTCTTCATGAGCTATCCTTGTAGCATTATAAGTCCTGTAATCCTTCATAGTATACTTTTTACCATCAGATACTTCTTTGAGATACTTATTGATAGTCTTCTCGGTTACATCAGGAAACAGAGGAGAGTCAACTGCTGCTGCAGCGAGACGGTCTTCAAAGAATCTTGCAAGAATAGGATCTGTTATCTCATAATGGGCTGGGATTCCTTCTTTTGCTATAAAATCCAGAATTATTTTGTCCCCTTCAACCTTAACGTGATTGGACTGTAAAGTTGTAAGTCCGTAGGCTTGAACATCTGCTTTAGTGTCTGTTAGAGAACCTACACGTATACCGGTCATATCTTCAAGCTTTAAGAGGTAGGCCTTCGGGTCTCCTTCGAGGATTCCTTCTTCGATATTGTCTCTTATAGAATCCATATCATCGGCAAACAGTTTTACTCTATCAAACTTCTTCCACTTCTGTTTATCTGTATACTCTTCACTGTAAAGATATTTCCATCTTCCCTTCTCATCTTGGCCCACCGCTATGATCTCTGATAGTGGGTCACTGGATACTGCTACATTCTTCCAACCGGGAGGTATATTCATCTCATCAAGCTGTTTTGAAATTTCAGGGCTAACATTCTTGCCATTCAAATCGACCCATCTTCCACCAAGAGTTCTTCTATACCCCTTACAACTATCTCTTTTAAGCTTTGCTGCTCTCCACTCCTCTGATGTGAGACCAAGAGATCTTTCCTCTTCCCAATCAGAGATAAGGGGCTTATCACAGCAGGAGATAGTATCAGCAGCAGTCATCATAGGGTTCTCTGGTGGTCGACTGGCCCCAAAGTCAAATTCATCCACTGTTTCATCTATAACAAACATTAGAGAACATCTGCAATTGACTCTCTGAGCAGCACTAAGTTTTGGATCGAGAGGATATCTCGCTCCATTTGAAAACTTCTCATCAATACCTACTTTTTCACCATTCAGTCTCTGATGTAAATCTCTGACATGTGAATCCCCAGCAGTGGCCCATATCTTATGACTTGCATTGACCATTTTAGCAGACAACCACTGTCCCTGACTTGCACCTGCCCCAGTAATAGTTCTGGCTATCCTCAAAGCTCTTGCCGGTGTGAACGCCCCGAGATCTATGATTGCTTGCTGGAGCTGTGCTGTGGTCCAGCCTTCTTTCACCCCCTTCTGCATTACATCACCAACGGCTTCTGAAGTCGAATCATTCAGATCTGTGAGCTCCTTGAGTATATCAGTCTCCTCTTGTATAGCCTCTCTAAGAGGGTCCTCCTCAGCCCCCTCTGCCCGCTCTTCAGTGATAAGATCTCTCCCGAACTCAAGACCAGCTATCACATAAGTATCCAAAATGGCAGCTTCAATATCATCATTGAAGTATGCAAGAATACCCGGAATGTCTTTAGGAGCTATACCATCTATTTGGGAAAGTATCATCTTCTGTTGAGTCTCTAATATGTCGTAGTATATCGCAGCCTGCTCAACTGCAATCTCTTCTTTCCTGATAGTTTGTTCTTCTATTGTGGACCTTACTTCACTATACGAAGTTTTTTTTTAATAATATCTTCGGCTGTCCTTATGGCATCCTGAGCTGCCGGATCAGAGTCTACCTCGACCCCACCAACATATGACTTATCCCACCCTTCAAATTCGTCCGCTCCAAACTCAAACAATTCATTGATCTGACTAAATGGCAGACCCATTCTGAATAGGTAAAGAGCTGCTTTACACTTATCTTCCACAATATCGTGTAAGGCCTGGATTGACATCTTATTGTATTTAATCTTGTGACCAGGAAGCAACTCATCTCTGAAACTGAAAGTTAGGGTATCTGCGATGTCATCCAAAAGCGGAAGCACGGTGCCGACCCAAAAGATGATCTCACTGGCTTGATAATTATTATACGTAGAGGACTCTTGTGCACCTGCATACTGTGGAGGAACACCAAAGGCTATGTATATCTCATCCCTATTTTGTTTCCGGGAGACCGAGAAATCCATCTCTATCGGAGTGGCCGCGGTTCTCAAATACTTTGCATTGGAACCAAGCATCCTCAGCCTTCTTGCATTCTTTGGTCCAGACCACGTATCATTCAATCGCTCTGTAGCCGCATCTGCCTCGTCCTGGCTGCTGAATTCTCTGTCAACCGCAATGATACCATCCAATACCCCCCGATTCTGCATAGCCGACTTATTCCAGTTTTGCTGATCGACATCGACATCAACTGTCTTACTCACAGCCTCAAGAGGGCCAATACCCATAAGAGGATTTGCCGGATTGAAGAATTTCATGTGAATAATCTCTTCTGGCTCATAATCAATCCGACCAGATCTATCCAATGAGTATCCTTTAAACCACTCCTCAATATCCTTTGATGGAATAGCCCCCATTCTGTCCGGTGATATGGGCCATAGCTCTGCTGTTTTCTTACCAGTCTTGACCTTCTTCAAATACGAGTTGCCGGTGAGTAGCAACCAGGAAACGACAAGCTCAAACATATCCTGCTTAGAAATATGAGGATTGGGGTATTTCAACATCTGACTTAAATAGTGATCCGGCATGGGTTCATTGTTGTCATCGAAAACAACCCAGGGAACAGAAGCAGCAGCCTTGGTGATAAGAAATACTGCTCTGTATACTGTAGGACTTGCTTTGTAACCATCCTTTACTGCACTTTCGATTGAGAAGGTGTTGTAGATAGGCTGACCCGTGCTGGTAATATACATGTCTGCTACAGCCAGATTCCTTTTTTGTATCCAACCCTTCATTTTATCGAGTATTCTCATAACCCATTCCTACCCCACAAATATTCTACCAGCAGTGTTCAAAGATGACAAAGTCCATACAAGTGCATCCATTCTATCAGGACTCTCAGGTATAGAAGGGTCCCACGAACACATTTCATCCTCCAACTTAGCAAACGTACCAATGTGGTGGACTCTACCCTGCTCATACAATGCCCCAATTGGCTCCGCTCGAGTTACTTTTCCCCTGGATGCATGAACAGCATCAAACCTAACGGCTGGGTCAACAGTATGTATCACAGTCCGCACCAAATCCCCTCCGTTATTTGTTTCACCAACAATCTTGTTTGCTTCATGATTGTGATACGCATACACAGCGGCGGCTGCCCAACCCATAGGGGACTTATGACAAGTGTAGTCTCCGAACACATAAAAGTGTGGCGGATTCTGCTGATCTCTACCGGCGGCCACAATTCCTGTATCATCCGCATCATCACCAGAGGTTACTGCGGGGTCAACCCCAATGTGTAGCATTACGATCTTAACTCCTTCTGGTACTTCATCCAGCCGATACCTGTCTATATCATTGCGATTGAAAACGGAATCTGGATTGTCATCAAGAATCTCCGCGTGAATCTCTTGACGACCCAGTCGAGTACCTTCGTACTTCTGAATAATCTTATTATAGAATTGTGGTGCAAGATTTGCTTTGTTATCATAAGTACTACCAAGGGTAACTACGCATCCAGGGTCTTTCAGAAGATCTTTGATGACCTTTATCGGTCTTGGAGTGGTGGTGATACAACATTGTGGGTTACTACCAAGTCTCAGTCCAAACATTAATTGGTCCCATGAGGCAGTAGCATACTTCCATGCTGCCAACTCATCCGCCCATGCTGCATCATGAGAGGGCCCCCTCAACCTCTTAGGCTCTTCTGCAGAATAAGTATAAGCCTTGGCACCATTCGACCATTGTAGTTGTCTCTTAGATGGAATGTACTCCGGCGGGTCTTCCTTATATAAGGATAGAATCCCTGCTTCCCCGTCGACCATAATATCTCTCACATCTGCTGCCGTGGCCCCTACCAATGCAATTCTCTTATACCCACTATTAACTTTTGCTTTTACCCATTCTGCACCGGATCTGGTCTTCCCGAACCCTCTACCTGCTTTGATCATCCAATACTGCCAATCACCATCTGGAGGTAATTGCTCTGGCCTTGCTATTTCCTCCCACTCAGTCAGCACATGAGGATTCTGAGAAACATACTCATACACTTTCTCATATCCATAAGTTTCAATTCTCTGCTGTATGAGACTTAAACCCATATCTTACTCGTTTACCTTTTTCAACCGTTTGACATCTACCAACTTCGGCTGACTATCCTGCAATGGAAACATCTTCCTGAACTCATCCAAGGAATGAACCACCTTCATCGGTATTGGCTTTCCATCTGGCCCAGAGATCTCTGTACGATCAATAAACATGCCCAGATGCTTTGCAAGAGAATCAAGAGCAGCCTTTTTATCAGCCAATTTTATCTTCTTTAATACCGTAGCATGCTCTTCCCCATTCACGAATTTGGTTGCCATATTGAAAGTTGTGATGGCTGCTGCTGTATCCTTATCAAGTTCTGGTATTGGAATTAACTTACCATCCTCATCATAGAACTTTTGCGGATCTACAAATGCTATTTTGGCATACTCTTCTAATACTCTCTCTCTTGTTATTGTTGCTACTTTCTCTAATTGCCGTAACCTATCTTGTATAGCCTTCTCCACTACTGGTCTTCTTATAAGATTACTGGCATAGAAGGCGGCGGTATCAGGAGCGTACCCGGCTGCTATTGCTGCTCTGGTAGCATTGTAGTCTATAAGATACTCAGACACAAACATTCTCTGCTTTGTTGTCAGATTATCATTTGACACTCTTGAAGATGCTGGGGGCTCTACAAAAGGGGACCCAAACCTTCGAGTAAGCTTTTTTGTATTGGTAGTATTTTTTCGTCTATTTAGTACCATTGTAATTCCTGAACTGTATAATTGATCGGGATAGTAGAGTAAGCTCTACCTCTTGTTAAGAACATAACTTAATTGTTAGAATAAAACAAGAAAAAGTTTTGTATAAATATATTTTATTATAATTGAAATAAAATCCTTTCTTTTAACAGAGTTTTATTATAAAATAAGAATATGTTGCTACTAACCCTACAAACAAAGGAGAGACAACAATGGCTGCATACAATTACAGGGCAATGAAAAATATGAACAAGGCTAAGAAAGTACACAAAATACCAAAAGAAGGAACGTGGATACCAGTGGCTGCTGCTGCTCATCAGTCGATATGGTCGGGACAGATGCTACGATACTTACATTTCAGAGGGTTAATTGATGGAATCAAAGTAGCCAATGGAGTGCTACTACTTAATTTTGATCAAATCCAGAAACTAAAAAAACAGTCCGACCATAAAACTCAGGAATAGTCGGAACCCGGA